GTGGTTACTACGATGTTAATGGTGATTTCAATACAAGTACAAATGCATACATAGCACCTATTGGTGGGCAATATGGATTCCAAATTCAATCTGTACTAGATGATACTGGATCAACTTCACAAATAGCTTTCATATTCTTAGAGGTTAACGGAACTATTTCAACCAATTCATATATAGAATTCTTGACAGGTTCAGGTATTAACGTATATACAAGTGGAGTTATTGAATTAGAGTTAAACTCAGGGGATTCTGTAAAGGTTTTAAGTTCGGCAAATTTATCTGCGGTATTCAGTTTTAAGTCTTCAGCGACTATTAGTGGTGTGTTATATGATTCATTTGTTAAATTAGTTTCAGTACCTCCGTCAGTAGAAGGTGGAACGGTAGATTTGAATTCAGGTAATGCTTTACTTTCAAAGGATAAGCAAGTAGATTTCGTTAAATCTATATTCTCAAGGTACAACCTAATAGTTGAGAGTGATAAGTTTGTAACTAATCAACTGAATATAGAACCCTTTCAAGATTATTTAGATGATGGAGTTTCTAAAGATTGGACTAACAAGCTTGATGTTTCTAAGAGTGTAATAATAGAGCCAACAAATAGATTCAGAAAGGAAGAGTTAAGCTTCTCAGATAAAGAAGATAAGGATAGAATTAACGAGTATTGGCAAAATAATAAGTCAGAGATATACAACTCTTTTAACTTCCCTTTCTATGGTGATTTTGGTGCAGGTGAGTTATCAGTCCCTTCTATGTTCTCAAGTTACGCTCCTAATAAAGTAAATGATAGTTCTTTATTTATAGCTCAGCACTTTGAGTTTAACGATGGAGTTGCTAAGCCAGTAACAACGAAACCAAAACTATTCTATTATTCAGGGTTAAAGAACGTGCCACCTACATCAGAGTTTAAGCTATATAATGAACCTGCTAATTCTTATTCAACACGTTCAGCATATCCGTTTTGCCATCACTACACAATGGCAGGAAATACAGTTGAGTCTACTGATTCAGATATTAGATTCAAGGCTGCAAATGTAATGAGTCAAAGTAGTTTAGTGACCACACAAACTAATAAAGATGTATATAATGATTATTGGAGTAGGTCATTAAATAACATATACAATAAAGGTGCAAGACTTCAAACGGCTTACTTCTATTTGAATAGTCAAGATGTAGCAGACTTTAAGTATAACGATAAGATATTCGTTAAGGATTCTTACTGGTATATAAATAAGATTTCAAGCTATGCAATCGGTGTAGATGTATCTACTAAAGTAGAGCTTATTAAAGTAATCGAAACTTTAGATGATAGTGTTTGCAATCTTACGTATTCATCTGCTAACTTAGACGGTACAACCAATTGGCTAGATAGTGCAGGAGCGAGTGCATCACCTACTGCTTTGTGTTGTGAAGGTGAAGGTTTAACAATGGTAGGCACAGAGTGTTTATGGAACTTAAACCAAGTAGATGAAACTAACGAACCTCCAGTAGTGTACAACGAAGATGATGATGTTGTAGTAGGGGGTGATAATCTTAAAATAATCCTAGGTAAGGTCACTTCTGAATCACAAATAAATGGTATTGTAACTAAGATAGGTGAAGGTAAACCAAAAGAGGGGTATGTGTTGTCTTGGGATGATATTCTAAAAAGGACTGAGTGGGTTGCCCCTGCATCTTCAGGTTCTGGAACCCCTGCAGGTTCTAATACTCAGGTTCAATTTAATGACTCAGGTAATTTTGGAGCAGATTCGAGTCTTACATTTGTAAAAGGTACGGATACTCTTTCTACTGAAAATCTAACAGTTGAGGGTACTTCGACAATGAACGCACCAATGACAATAAACGCAGGAAATCCAAACGTAGCCCTTACTTGTTATAGTTCAGATGCAGATTGTTGGGTAAGACTTAAAGACGTTGCAACTACAAGTAGTAACGTATTGGCTATTGGAGCGAAATCGGATGATTTTATAGTAAGAAATGATGAGGGGGCTTTTAAAGTAGTAGTAAATAATAATGGAACAACAGCATTAAATTTAAATCAATCAGGAGATTTAACGATATTGGGAGATATTACATCGAACAATTTAAATGTTAAAACTCAAGAATTATATGTAAAAATATTACCAAGTAATTTTATTGCAGATGATAGCGGTAAACCTATTGGTGTAGATGATTCAACTTCGGGTAGGTGGTTAGAAAGTAGTAGTGATAACTCAATGTTTGCTTCAGTAGAAATCCCTTTAGGGTTTAAAGCTACACATGTAAATATATATGGAAGTGACACATCAGTGATTACGGTATACGAGGCAAACATAAATAGTGACGCAGTAGCTAGTAAAGGGACGGGAAACATAGGTACTCAAATAAATATAACTGATGTTACGGCAGATTCTACTAATTACATTTTAATACAATTAGTACAAACAGATGGAGAAAAAGTTTATGGAGGGGAAATGACAATATCAAAAATATGATAAACGAAGTTATTAAAGGTATTTGTCAAGGCAAAATAAAACCTACTAAAGAGAATGAAATAGTATTTGGCAAGTATGAATATCCTAAAAGCATTAAGAAGGCTTGGGAGCAAATAAAAGAATTATGGCTCAAGAAGTGAATTTGGACTTAGTTGCTAGAGATAAGGCTAGCGCAGATATTAAGAAGGTTAAAGGAGAGATAAAAGAAGCCAAAGAAGAGCAAGGTTTATTTGCTGATCAAACCAATAGGTTAAAGCAATCATTCTCTAAATTAAAGGGAGGAGTAGGTAAAGCAGTAAGTTCTTTTAAGACATTAAAGGGAGCTATTATAAGTACTGGTATAGGTATATTGGTGATTGCATTTGGTGCTTTAGTAACGTACTTTACTAAAACTAAAGAAGGGAGTGAGAAGTTAGATGCTATCATGGCAGGACTTGGTGCTACGGTTTCTGTGCTTACTGATAGAATAGTTGCGTTTGGTAAAGGTATGTTAGCATTCTTTAGAGGAGATTTCTCCGCAGGTTTATCAGCTATTAAGGATTCAGTAAGTGGTATAGGTGCAGAGATAGCAGAAGAAACTAAGAAAGCTTTTGATATTACAGAGAGATTGCAAGATATTGCAGATGCAGAAAGAGAGATAGGTGTTGCAAGAGCTCAAAACCTATTAGCGGTTAAGAGGTTAGACGCTGCTATTGACGATGTAACTAATACAGAGCAAGTAAGAATAGACGCAGCAACGAAAGCACAGGAGCTACTTAATGAGAATGCAGATGCTGAACTTAAACTACTTACAGAGAAGTTAGCTTTAATGCAGGAGTTGGACGCTCAAGGTGACTCGAGTGCTGATGATTTGCAAGAGATTGCAGATTTACAGATAGCTATTGCTAATGCTGATGCTGCTCGTGTTGATATGGCTAAGACTTTTAACACTAAGTTGAATGGTATTAGTGAAGCGAGAAGGTCAAGAGAGGAAGCTTCAAGAGTTAAGAGAGAAGCAGATGCTTTAGCTGAAAGTGAGCGATTAGTAAAAGAAGCTGAAGATAGAGAGAATGCTATTGATGTAATAACAAACAGATTCAAAGTAGCAAGAGATGAAACAGAACTTCAAGCCGTAGAAACTGAGAAGCAGAAGCAACTTAACGAACTCGAAAGGTTAGAAGCTACTGAGCAAGAGAAAGCAGACGTAAGAGCGTTCTTTAGTGCTAAGACTATAGGTATATTAAAAGTACAAGCGAAGAAAGAAGCTGACTTAGAGAAAGCTAAAGTACAAGCAACTAAAGATACGAACGATGCTACACTTTCAGCGGTTGGAAGTCTTGCAGGTTCATTAGGTAAACTAGCAGGAGATTCAAAAGGATTAGCAATAGGTGAGGCTACTATAAGTACTTACTTAGGTGCTACTAAAGCATTGGCAGCAGGTGCAGGTACTCCAGTAGGTTACATAAATGCAGCAGCAATTATAGCAACAGGTTTAGCGAATGTTAAAACAATAATGAGTACCGATGTCGGAAGCGGTGGAGGTGGTGGAAGCGTTCCAAATGCAGGGCAAGTAGGTGGAAATATAGCAGCCTCAATTCCTGCAGCTACTGGTTTAGGTGATGTGGTTGGATCAATCAATAATCAAGGTCAGCAACCTATGGAAGCTTATGTAATTAGTCAAACCGTAACAGATAGCCAAGAGGCACAATCATATATTAATAACCAAAGAACCCTATAAAATGAAAGTAGTTGAATTTGTAATAAACGAGCAGGAAGATGACTTCGGTGTCTTCGCAATTAGTTTAGTAGATAAACCTGCGATAGAAGAAAACTTTATGTACTTCTCAGAGGATAAACAAACCTTTGCAACCATCGACACAGATGAGCGTATTGTAATGGGTGCAGTTATGATTCCTGATTTAGAGATTATGCGAGTAGATGAGAACGGAGAAAAGTATAAATGTTTCTTTTCTAAGGAAACGGTAAAGAGAGTAAGCCAATTGTATATGCTTAATTCTAAACATCAGAATGCTACCATTGACCACGCTAGAACGGTAAACGGAATCACTACAATAGAAACTTGGCTAGTTGCTGATACTAAGCACGATAAGACACAAGCGTTCGGATTGAGTTATCCAATTGGTACATGGGTTGCAACTATGAAGATAGATAACGAGGATATATGGCAGAACTACATCAAGGAAGGAGTTGTAAAAGGTTTCTCTGTAGAAGGTTACTTTAATGAAAAGAAGCAAGAAATGAGTGAAGATTCTACGTTAGATGCTATTAGACAAATCATTATGAATGACGAAAACGCAACAAACTAGCTATAATACTATTTATAATAAAAGACACACATGGAAACATTGAGTAAAATTAAAGTCTTACTAGGAATGCAAGAGGCAACTCCTGTAGAATTAGAAGAGGCTAAGGAGCAAATGAAGTTCGAGGACATCGCTTTAGAAGATGGTACTATTGTTAGTGCTGATGCTTTAGAAGTAGGTGCTTCTGTATTCATTATGGTCGAAGAAGAAAAGCAACCTTTACCAGTAGGTGAGTATGCTCTAGCTGACGGATCGCTTTTAGTTGTTATTGAAGAAGGTATTATTGCCGAAATCAAAGCAGTAGAAGAAGAGAAGGAAGAGAAAGTAGAAGAGGTAGTAGAAGAAGAAATGTCTGTAGAAGATAATTCTAAAACTGCACTTATGGAAACTATCGGATTGCTAGAAAACTTAGTTCAAGAGTTTGCTGCTATTAAAGAAGAATTTGCAGCTTTAAAAGTAGAGGCAAAAGAGAACGCTACGAAAGTAGAAGAGTTCGAGCAAGTAGGAGAAGAGGTTAAGCCAAGTCCTGAAGGAAACTTTAGTAGCTCAACAACTCTATCACCATTAGAATTTAACAAACTTACGGCACAAGGTCGTGTACAATATTTAATTAACAAAAATAAATAAAGCATTATGGCAGATTCATTAACTAAACTATACGCAGGCGAAGAGGCTGCAGGGTTTATTTCAGCATCATTATTAAGTGGTGAAACATTAGCAAAGGGAAATATCACAGTACTTCCTAATGTAACTTACAAAGTAAATTTAAAGTCTTTTGACTTGTCAGCTTCATCTGTAGTAGATGCAACTTGTGACTTTACAGATGCAGGTGATATTACTTACGTAGAGAAAGCTCTTACTCCTGACAACTTCGGGTTGAATAAGCAGATGTGTAAGAAAGATTGGTTAAGTACATACGCAGGTTCTCAAATGAGAGCGGGTTTAGATGGTACTCTACCAGCAAACTTCCAAGAATATATCATCGGACACGCAGGAGCGTTAGTAGGTCAGGAAGTTGAGAAATCAATTTGGCAAGGTGCAGCAGCTACAACAGGTGAGTTCGATGGATTCGAAGCACTAGCAGCAGCAGATGGTACAGTTGTAGATGTAACTGGAACAACTTTATCAGCAGCAAACATTGTAGCTGAATTAGGTAAAGTAAGAGATGCAATCTTAGATGCTAATTATGGTCAAGAAGATTTAGGTATCTACATCGGAACAGCTGCAATGAAATTCTATATTTCAGCACAAGCTGCTTTAGGTTACCAAGACCAATTCCACGTAGGAGTTTCAGAAGCTAACTTCGAAGGTACTAAGTTAATTCTTGCTCCTGGTATGTCAGCTAACAAAATGATCGCAGCTCGTAAGACTAACTTATTCTTTGCAACTGACTTAGCTTCTGATATGGCTGAGGTTCGTGTATTGGATATGACTGAGAACGATGGTTCAGACAACGTAAGACTTGTTATGAAGTGGAACGCAGGTGTAGGATTTGCAACTGGTTCGGACGTAGTTTTATACGCATAATATTAATTAATAGAGGGGGTTTAATCGCTCCCTCTTATTTAAACATAAAAGATATATGGCTTGTTTAGTAGCAAACGGTAGAGCTTTAGAATGTCGTGAGAGCATTGGAGGGATAAGAAACATTTACTTTGTGAACAACAATGTTATGGGAGCTTATACTATTGATGTAGATGGAGAGTTAGATGATTTAGGTGCTGCAAGTTCAGCATATAAGTACGAACTTAATCCACAATC